CTTTGGGCACTGGACCTGTTGCCGCCATTGTCCACGCCAACAGCCGTGATATTTCCTACCCCGCCGAAGCTGGCTTCAAGCGTTTCGCCCTCACTTGGTCGGTTATTTCCAAACAACCCGCCAATCGCGTTACCTGCAAAAGCTCCGATAGCAGTGCCAAGAATTGGAACAGGAATAAAGGAACCCGCAATGGCACCAATGCTGCCGCCAATACTTGCGCCAACCCCTCTGTCACCAAGCAGGCTGTCAGCGAGGAAGTTACCGGCAAAACCACCAGCGATCCCCCCAAGCGAGCCGCCGCGCGCAAAGGCGTTACCAAATGCCGCTTGTGTGCCCGCACCGCCACCGATGAACTGAGCAATATCGACACCGAAATTGCCTGCCCCGGAATTAAACAGCAAACTACCGAGCGACGAACCACCAGACAAAAGACTGCCTATGTCGCCAAAGCCGCCGCCGATTTGACCGCCACCAATACCGGGAACCGATAGACCGCCCGCTGTTCCCCCTCCAATCCCAAACGCCCCCTGAGCGCCTTGGATAATCGGAGAGATAATCGGGCGGAAGATCATTGCCGAAGCAACCTCCGCCGCCGTCCTTCTTGCCGCACTTTTCAGCCCATCAAACAGGTTCTCACCTTGAAAAAGGGCATCGGCAAATGCGTCCTGAATCCCGTCAGCCGCGTTGTCCCAAACCCGCTGCGTTTCACGCGCTGCCTTCTCCGCTGCCTGTTGAAGTCTTTTCTCTGCTTCTTCCTGATCTTCAAGAACGCGGGACAAGCGCTCGCGCTCATCAACCAGTTCCTTGAGCCGGTCTTTTTCTTCGGGCAAAAGCTCGCGGCCCATACGTGCGCGAAGCTCTGCCTCAGCTTTTAATAGTGGAACGAGCCGGTCCCGCCCCTCCACGTCTGCGAGAAGCTGCTCATTCGTGTCTTCCAGAGCAACAAGATATTTGTCATAAGCCTGGTTCGCGCGTTCGACCTCTTTATCAAGGTCTGCCTGAGCCTTCGCGGCGGCTTTTGTAGCCTCTTTCACCCGGTCAATTGCGGTCTCGCTGTCAACAAGGTCGATAGCCAGTTCCCGCGCCGCTTCTGCCGTACCGTTATAGCCCTCCGTCGCAAGGATTTTGAGCGTGCGCAGGACAATGTCATACTCTCGCTCTGATACACGAAGCGCGGCAGCAAGTTGCTCGTTCGCGGCAACTTCACCGGCGATATCTTCCTCAATCTTCGCCGTTACATCGGTGATCGCCTCGCCGAATGAAACATAATTGCCGGACGCCACATCAAGCGCACCTCCAAGGTCGGCGATCTTATGCTCAAGCACTGTGATAGCGCCAATGCCATCCTGAATATTCTCAAACAGAACAGGCTGACCCGCCTCATCAACAAAGCCATTGGCAACAAGGAGTTGGTACTCCTTAACAGCCTCAGACGTTCCAACAAGTTGCTCACGAAGCGAAGACAAATATGCAAGCTGCGCCCCCGCAGCCTCACCTGTTCGTTCAGGATTGCTAAGAACTGCTTCGATCTGACGATTGACAGATGCAAGCTCTGACTGCTTGTCCGCAAGCTGCAACTGCAACTCCGCAAGCTCACCTTTATTGCGCGTGACTTCTTCGTTCGCCGCATCTCGGAAAGCGCGAGCCTGTTTCTCGCTAAGATCAATCGCCTTTTCGACGGAAGAATTGTAACGGTCAATTCTCTGCGTCGCGAGTTCGTAGGAACCCGAAAGACTATCCGTAGCCTCATCCGCGTCCCAAAAGGCAGTGACAAGCGCACCGAAGATAGCACCCGCAGCACCCGCAACAGCACCCAGGGGGCCGAAGGCCTGAACAAGCTGCGTGCCCTGTTGAATGAGGGGCCGCAAGACGCCCTGACCGGAGGCGACCTGAACCGCAAAGTCACCAATCTGGAAACCAGCCTGTTGCATGGCAAGGCCCATTTGCCGGGCCGAGTTCTGACCTCTTGTTGAGGCTTGTACAAACCGACCCTGTGCAACATTGACACCATTCAGGCGATCAACTGTCCGCAGGTGCCGTGCATTCAGCGCGTCAACGGCCTTTGCCGCACGATCTTTACTGATTAGCCCTTTCTCAAGGTTGTCATTGACCAGCGCAATACTTCTCGCCAGTTTGTTTTCCGCGTTCACAAGCGGAAAGAGCGCCGCCTCCATGCGTTCAAACGACTGAATGCTACGCTTCGCGCCCTTATCAAGGTTTGTTGTTGTGGCAGTAAAGACGCTGTCCGCGCGCTGCATAAGGCGCTCGAATTCGTCAATCTCCGCTTGCAGAATAACGGAAATGCCGACTTGTTCTACCATCATGCCACCTATTTTGGTCTTCGGCTATTCCGCGTCGCGAGAGAAGAAAAGGCAGAGCTGACCTGCCGCCCTATCTTCTTGCGTTTTTCAGGCGTGGGGGGCCAAGGCTCGTTAGGCGGGCCACCCATGCCGGGCGTCGTGCTTTTGATGAAGCTGATTTTTCCGTTCAGCGCCAGATGAATACGCTCTATAGGAACAGCCATCGCCTGTTCGTCAGGCCAGCCAAGCCAGCCCGTGGCATACTCGTAGAGCCTGTCCCACCATTCATCCAGCGTCAGGCGTTTCCCGCGTCTTCGGCCTCATCTTTTGCGTCATGATCATCTTTTGAGGGTTCGCGCCCGCCGTTGAACAGACGGGAGAAATAGCGACCGAGGGCGTCATTCAGCGACTGCCTGTCTGCCTGAAAAACACCTTCAACGAAAGCATCAACGTCCTTATCGGTTTCAAACGAAAGGCCAGCTCCGGCAATGATAACTGCCGCCGTTGTATCCACATTGTAGTCCCGAACACCCCTGAATGCCGGATTGATGCCACCAAGCGTGCCGTCAATTGCACGCACGGCTCTCAGGTTTGCGACAAGCTCATGCGTCTTGCCATTGATCTTGACTGTGATCGGTTTTGAGGTAATGACCTTCGCCATCATATAACACTCCAGTCGGGTATCGGGGGGATGGAGAGACTGACCCCCGACAAGCCAGTCTCTCCGCACTCACGTGAGTGATGGTTAAACCGCTGCGACCTCGATAATCGGGGAATTGATCGCAATTGTTGCGCGCAACATCACAATGTTTTCCGCATTGCCAATCGTTGTGCGAACGCTTGTGACCTTGCCTCGGAAGTAATAGGTCGAAGGGCTGCTGGGTGAGCCGGTTCCCGCATCGTCAGCCGTGACCTTGAAGGCATAGTCGCTGTCCGATGCCAGCGCGGTATCAAGATTGACTTGCCCCGTGTCAGCGCTGTCATGGCCGATATCAAGCGTGATAACGCCAGCGTCATAGCTGCCCTTAAACTTGCGAACACGGCGGTCAGAAAGCGCCGTATGCGAAACAATGTTGGCCTCATCGCCAAACTCGGAGATGTTTGTCACCTCCCCAACTTCAACGTAGGACAGCGCCTCATAAGCTGACTGCGTTGCTGCGACTTCGTTTGCAGGGCCGATGTAAAAATTCGATCCCGCTGCTGTATCAACACCCATGATTGGTGCTCCCTTATTTGACGCCGTGCGGCGATCTGGTGAAGCCCGCCAAAAAGCAGGCAACAAAAAAGCCGCCTCGAATGAGACGGCTCGTTAGCCCTGTGATTTCAGGGGGTTCTAGTGTTCGATCAGGCAACGCACGGTCGCGCGCCCCTTGAATATTTCGTCTTGAATGTCGGGTTCAGAACCTCGGGCCGTGACATAGGCGCGGACCATTCTCCCGGTACTCATGGATAGTTTTGCTCTGTGCAATGTGCTGTAGATCGTGGCCACCAGCTCATTCGCCTGCTTGGAACCCCGATACTTCGTCCAAGCCGTGAGATAGACAAAAACTTCATCGCGACGGGCTTGCAGCGTCTCGTTTGGCACCGCCTGAACCGTATCAATCACCACGTAAGGCATTGCCGCATCCGTTGGCGTGTAATTGTAGACGGGGCACGAAAGAGCCGCTTCAAGCGCTGTGTAGATGGACACAACAAGCGCATCGGTTCGATCACTCATAGTGTGCCCTGACCCTCCGCAATTGCCGCCCTGATAAGCCGTTCAACATCCTGCACGCGGCCATCCTTCGCACGCTCAAGAATGTGGAGCGCTGGCCGGGCTGGTACATTCATGGAAAAGCGCTTCCCGCCCTTCCTGTAGGTAACTGTGCCGCCAGCCGTGCCGCCATCGAGAAAGCGAAACCAGAAATATTCACTCGCAAGCCGGTCATTTGGCAGGCCCACCAGCACCCGCAAGCCATCGCCTTCAATGACCATCGTTAAACCGTCAACGGCATGCTTGCCGGGGTTTGCCGTATCACGGGGCGTTAGCGACTTCATGTCCGAAAGCATCAGCGCTCCCGCTTCCTCCAGAATGTCGGAGACCCTTCCCTTTATCCCCTGCGATATTCCCGATAGAGACCCTGTTTTGCTGACACTCGCTTTCATCGGCATCGGCAAACCTCACGAATTAACAACGCCGGACTGGGCCTCTACGGTCAAATACCGAACGCGCCCCACATCAGGAACACTCACAACATTCAACTCAACACCGTTCCAGACAAGCAGATCAGAGACCAGCAAGCCGGACCAAATACCCGCAGAGCGCCCCGTCAGACGGTACGTCTGCACACCCGCTTTCCGGTCCGCGATAACAAGCTCCTGCCCCCTGACCGGCTCAACATGAACCTTCACCGTGCCAAGCGTGGCTGTGGTCGGGTTGGATCCACCCTGCCCGTCGCTCACGTCTGTGCGACGCTTGACGGTGACAGTCTGGTCAAGCGCACCAGCCCCTGGCGCAACACGCTTTTTCCACATCAGAAATAAACCCGGTAGGGCGACAAAAGCGCATCAACAGCCGGGTTTTTGTAAACCTGATTGCCGACAGATTGGGCCTCGCGCGCGTCATACAGATCGCCAATCATCAAAAGCGCCGCTGATCGAATGGGGCCGGGCACATCAGCC